GTAATATACGGCGTTGACAGCGGAATCGTGAAAGATGCGACCGCGGTCTGTGCCTGGGGCGTTATGCCGGACGGCATCCTGTTGAAATTGGGGACTTTTTATCTGAATCCGAAAGACGAAGGGGAGCCGATCCCGAACTCAATGCAGGTGCGATCGATGAAACAGTGGTACGATGAATTTTATGCGCTTATGCGAATGCACGGCGTTATGATGCCGGGCGCTTATAACGAGTGCTGGGTATTTGACAGCGCGGTTGTAACGCAGGACCTGATGTTTGAATGGCAGAATCACACCGGATTCTATTGCCGGGCAGTTGAAAACAAGAATATCGAGCGGGACATTAAAAGGCTGCAAAACGGATATTTCAGGGGAATATTCCGTGTTTTGGATATTCCGATGAACGAACCGAGTTTAAGAGAGACGGAAACCTTTTGCTATGACGAAAACAACGAGATTCCCGACGGACAGGACGATCATACGATCGACGCGGACAAATACGCGACGGCACACTATTATTACAATTACATGACAATGAGCGGATAAGGAGACATTATGGCTTTTCAATTACCGAAATATCTGAAGCGTTACCTCGATACGAAAGGGAGGATTCCCTTTGAAAACTACACCAATAACTCCACGTATTATTCACAGCTGGATTATTACTGGATCAATTACATGGAATACGTGATCCGGCCGTGTATTGCATACGGAAGCGGCGCGGTGGACGGAGTGCATAACAATGCGCTCTCATCCGGGACAGGCTTTGCTCTCGTAAACGGTGCGTCCCGCGTGGTCAGGGGAGACAAAACCTATTTTGAAGGAGACGATTACACCTGTGAGAAGCTGTGGGCGACCTACTCCAACTTTTCAAAATTTCTGGATCGGGCGATACGCTTTACCATGTTGTGCGGGAGCGCCCCGATCAAGATCGATATCGACAGATTGGGAAGATCGTCCCTGTCGGCCGTAAGGCTGGACAGGAGCCTGATTTCCACAGACGACGCCGGGAATGTAAACAGCGCCGTCTTTTTTGTTTCTATTCTTTCAAACCTGAAACGGGAGATCGGAGAGCAGATCGAGTATTGGCTGGGGGAAGAACGGAAATATAACGAAGCCCTGAAACCTGTAATCGTTTACAAAGTATTCCGCAAGAGCGGCGTGGCAAATTCTCCCACGCTGCCGTCTCCGTATCAGGTGGGAGTATCTTTCGAGAATCTTCCTCCGCGGGTAAAGCAGGAACTTGTGCGGAACGGAATCAACAGACTGAACGAAGAAATGGAGCTTCCATTCACGGACGGGCTCGGCGTATGGCTGCTGACGCGCACGGGCGTAAATTCATGTGTTCCGGATGCGCCGTTCGGCGATCCTCTCTTATATGGTTTGCTCGATCTTCTCTGGTCTCTCGACGTCGTTTACAGCGGCTCGATGATAGACGTTCTGAACGGAGAAGGGAAGATCCTCGTGCCGAAGCAATTTCTTCAGGAGACGATGGCGCGGCTGCAAGCGCAGAATCCCGGCATGGCGTTTGATGTGACGACCGCGGAACTGGACGGATATAAAGACGAATCGTTCGTCTATGTCATGCCGTCTATGTTCGATAAGGATAAAATGGCGCCGACGCCCGTCCAGTTTGAGATAAGATCGACGGCGTACAGAGAAATGTGGGAGCTTTATCAGAAGGAAGCCGCCGTTCGGGCGGGATTTTCTCCGACTTCGATCTTTCCTCATCTGGTCCCGGATAATTCCGCAAAAACGGCGACGGAGGTTACGGCGGAGGAAAATCTGACGCGGGCGAGCGTAAAACAGTTTCACGGCTTATTTCTTCCTGTTATCAACCGTGCGATACAGGAGATCGCGAGGCTGGAAGGGCTCGACGACAACGTAGAGCTGAAGCTGTCCGATTATATCGGGAACAAACTGCAATCAGACCAGAATATCCGTGAAAACTTTGCGGCAGGTCTGATACCGAAAGAAGCGGCGGTGCAGGCAATCAATAATCTCTCTGTGGCGGAAACGAGGGAATACCTGGAAAAGCTGAAAAACGAACAGCAGGAATCAATGGAGGCGGCCTTCAATGAAAGGGATTATTTCGGACAAGCTGAATCCGCAGGCTTTGACGATAGAAGAAGCGGAAACGAAAATCAGAATACTGATCAAGCGGGAGATATTCCGCCTGACGCCGAAAAATGATATTCTGAGACTGGCGGCTATTATTATCAAAAATGCCGTGAAAGAGCTTAAATTGCCGGTTTTAAAGGACGCGGCGCAAAGAAGTCTCTGGATATTTGCGAATAACCAGTATAACATCATCCGGTCTTCATTGGGAAATAACCTGTTGCTCGCGGCGGCGTTCATTTCCGTGCTTGGAGAAAATGGCGAAGCAACGCTTCCGAAAACAAGGGCGAAGGAAATCATAAGGCAGTATGCTCCGCAGGCGCCGCCTGCCTTTTACGGGGTGCCTATGCAGAAATACGCGCAGGATTATCTGAAAAAAAACGTAAAACCGGTTGTAGACAGGCTCGTAAAGTCATTTCCGAAAGACCCGGACGATATCAGCGGGAGAAATTCCCTGCGAAACCGCGCAGAGATGGAAGTGCGTTATGCGAGGCATCAGGAAGAATTGGAGGAACTGAAAGCAAACGGGGTAAAACTGATCATCGTATCCACGCATGCGGACTGTTCGGAACGGTGCCGGCCGTGGCAGGGGCGCGTTTACAGCCTGGACGGGACGTCCGGCACGACGAGCGACGGGAGAAAATACGTGCCGCTTGAAGCCGCAACCGATCATTATTATACGACGAAAGCGGGAAAGCGGTATAAAAACGGATTATTCGGCTTTAACTGCCGTCATTATAAAATTCCCTATGAAAAAGGGCGCAGATTTACGCGCTATGACGAAGAGACGGCAGAGAGAGAATATCAGGTCACGAAGAATCAGCGGGCGTTAGAGCGAAAAGTAAGGTATTATAAAACGCTTGCGATCGAAAACAGGTCAATCGACAAAAAGGCATATCAGCTGGCAAGGGAGAAAGCCGTAGAGTGGAATAAAATTTATATCGACTACTCGCAACGGCATAACCGAGCGTATGATCCGTCGCGGACACAGCTTTTATGATAGAGCGCCGAAAGGCGCTTTTTTTATGCCCGAAAGGAGGCAGGACAAATGTTTGATTTTTTGAAAAGAAAGAAAAAGGAGGCAGAAGAAACAATGGCAATGACTGACGAAAAGGAAGTCAAAAAGGCCGAAGAAGACATCGCCGAAAAGGGCGAAGATTCTCAGACCGAAAAAGACAGGATCGACGAGAGCGTTGCGGCGCAGGAAAAGGAAACCGGAAACGAAGATTCCCAGACCGCAAAAGACCGCGTCGATGAGAGCGAGGGCGCAGAAAAGGCCGATGAAAAGAAAGCGGAGGAAAAGACGGAAGAGAAAGGCGACGATAAACTCGACCGGCTGATTACCGCGATTGATAAATTGGTCGCTGCGCTTACGCCGAAGGAAAACAGGGAACCCGATTCATTTGATCAGAAATACGGGTTCAAGACCAAAGAGCCGCCTATGGCGGGAGCAAAAGAGTACGGCGAAAAAGAAATCAACGCCCTGCTCGGAAAATAAAATTTGAAAAGGAGTAAAGAATTATGGCAGTAATTGAAACAAACGGACTTTCCGACCGCGGATTGTATTCGCAGGTCATGGCAAACCTCGGCAAGGCTTATTCGCAGTACGGCGTGGGGGACGGCAACTATCCGAATGTAGACGACATTCTGACGGATCGCGCCCTCTACAACGTATGGATGCGAAACCTTCTCAACGCAAAGATCTTTATCGACGGAATGGGGGTAACGAACAGGACGGCGCAGGCACAGGGCGTATCTTCGGTACGCGTGCCCATCATGGCTCCGCCTCCCTATGTTCCCCGTACGATTACGATGCAGCCCTATACGGGAAGCTATCTTCCCGGCACGCCTGGCAACGACGGGCTGGAAAACAGAAATCTCCCCAATACGCCGCAGACGGACGGGTTCGACGTGTATTTTAATCAGCTCTACGATCAGCCGACCGTCATTTATAAGCTGTCTCAGAACATGCTTTCGCTTCCGATTGTCGCTCAGTATACGGGGATGATTCCCAATACCGTCGCGAACATGGAAGATTCCACGATCATGGCCACGCAGATCAAGGGGGCACTTTATCGCGCGGCAACGACGGAGAACGCAAATGTCGTCGACGTAGATCTCACCAGTACCGACGACGGTTATCTGCAGCAGACTATGAACAAGGTGATCGGACTGATGACGAACCCGCAGACTTCCTGGGCGGAGGGGATCGTTCAGTATGACCTTGATCGCTGCGTCATCATCATGAAACAGGCGTTTTTCGATCTGTTGTTTTCAGTTAAAAACGGCGTTCTGATCAACGGCGGCAATCTCCCTCAGGAAATGCTCCTGCGCGGCGCGTTCACCGAAGACGGCAGACCGAAGGGGAATCTCATCCGCGGTATGTATTCGGGCGTGTATATTAAAGTAGTCCCCGATTCTTATTGGAGACAGGCAGCCGCGTATATGGGGATCACCGCAGATCAGTTCGCTGAATTTGACAAGATCCAGGCATACATCGCAAATGCGGAAGGAACTGCGTTCGGCCGTGCCGACACGACGATCAACCCGATCCCCAATCCCGGTTCCGGCGTTGGGACCAAGATTCAGAATCTGTGGCAGTGGGGCTGCGGCGTCGTCCGTCCTTCTGCTCTCGGTATCGTAATTTCAGATCTTGAAAACTTTACCAACCCGGTCGATACCAACGGCAATATCGTTGCTCCCGCGGACTTTAACGAAGTTATTTCTTCTTACGGCACCGCTTCGGTCAACTACGGCAAAACGCAGAAGATCGGCGTGTACGGAAGCGATGATGTGACGACCGTTACCGCGACGATCAAGGGAACGGAAAGCGGAACGCCCGCCATCACGAATGCGTTGCTGACGATTACAAGCGACGGTAAGCCTGTCGGCTTCACGAACAATGCGGACGGTACTTATACTTACATTCTCGGAAGAGGCAAGACCGCAACCGTGAAGGTAACGGCTTCCGGCTATACCACACAGACGGTCAATGTAACGTCCACGAATACTGCAAGCGCGACTTATGCGCAGGCAATCAACATGGTTAAGAAGTCTTAACCGTTTTTTTCTAAGGGGTTTTCGTAAAAGCCCCTTTCCAACGCCGTGACTGTGGCGTGACCTTCCTAAAAACGGCTTTTCCTGCGGGTTTTGAGCCGAGATCAAAGCCCGCTCCATTATCAGGAGGCAAAATATGTTTTACAATTACAGGGCCTGTGCCATCGAACCGTATAATGACGAATACATGGTGTTTGACAGCTTTTCCGAACAGTACAAACTGACGGAATCCGCAATCCTGCGCATGGGAATTGATTTGCGTGCCAGACTTGCAGAGAGAAAGGCACCGAATCCGGAAATGATTATCGAGCATTTCCTCAATGACGTTTCCACGATTATTTATGCCTATATTCACGATTACAGCGTCAATAATCAGGAGCAGGACTGGCTGATCGCGCACATGCCGTCCGCCCGTCCCATTATTTTTAGGGCGTTAAAAGAGCAGGCCCCTTATCTTTTGAAAGTCGGGAACCTGATGTATTCGATCAAGCCGGAGGAAAAAGCGGCGGCCGTGATCGATTCCGCAAAGACAATTCTTTCGACGCCGCTGAAAGAGACGGGCAAGGCGCTTACCTATATGGGGGTGCTGTGATGTTCGATTATCTGGATATTTTAAGCGGGAGATTCGATCAGACGCTGACGGGCGTTTATTACAGGACGCGGCCGAACAGTCCGGACGACGAGAGAATCGAGTTCAATTACGAGCCGGTGGACGTGAAGAGCTGGGCTTATAAGCAGCTGTTCGGAAATCTTGAAAACAGCGAAGGCGCCACATACGCGATCCGCACCAACGACGACGAGGGCTATAAAGTCGGCGGATATATCATAACGCAGGGCGGAAGCATCTGGCAGATCGTTCAAGTGGAGAAAGACATCTTATCCGGGAGCAGGGAGGCATTCCGCTATCTGAAAGACGTCCCCGCCATTCATTACGTCATGCGCTTAGTGCAGGTAGAGGACTTATGGTTAACCGAGAGCGAATAGAGAGCGCCTTTTTTCGGGCCGTTAATACACTGAGAAAGCTCGCGCCCAAAGATACGGGAAACCTCGCGTTTAACGCCATAAAGGGAGAATGGAGCGACGAAAACACGTATCACATCTATGTAGACGAGAACATCGCTCCGTATATGGTTTACACAAACGAGCCGTGGATCTCTTCGTATTGGAGAGGGAAACAGAATCCGAACGAGCATTGGTGGAACGCTACCATTCAGGAGATTATAAAGTTAATTTCCGCCGATTTACAAGGAGAACTGAAAAATGATTAACTTAAAACAGATAGCGAAAAAGATTGAAACAGACCTGAACGCAATCCTCAATGCGGAAAACGGCTTCACCAGCCGCTTTGTCAATGAAAAATACCTCTTCGCGACGATGTCGGAAGCGGGGAAGTACAAGCGCGGAAGGCGGCAGGGAAACCAGATCACGCACTATATTTCAGGGATATTATCGCTCATCAATTCAAGTACGGCGACGGCGAACGGCGGCGTGGTGATGGGCGTATATAACTGCTCATATGAGTTCGCAGTCCCTTTGACGCCGCCCCGCCAAATGAAAGTGAAGAAAGAGGACGGAAGCGAAGAGATCGTTGCGCTGGAAGAGACGGAAGAAAACGAGTTTATCATGCCGCAGCTCTTGCGCCCGGTGGTGGATTCGTATTTCAAGGCGAACAAAGGCGCGCAGTTTACGGACGAAGAGGGAATCAATTATTACGGCGGGTTTCGAGTATTCGTTTCCCGCCACCGGCATATCTTCCACCGCGGGGATTATCGGGAAATACATGCTGATGACCGTCTATCTTACATACAACTTCGTGGAAAACGGCGTCAATTCCAGCGATTTCAAATTTTATCTGGACGGAATGGAATTGCCGTTCCAGACGTTTGTATTCAACCGAACCTCGACGACGGAGCCGAATGTCTATTCCAACGACGAAAAGGGCGTTGCAAAAAACATCGCGGCAAATACGCAGATCAAGGCGGAGTTTACGATCCCGGCTCTTCGCGACAATGACCCGATCGGTTATATTTACGGCTTTTTGATGAGTGCGGATAAGAATGTCGCGCATGAATTAAAAGCTGTGATTCCGGGCGCTGCATCCGATCATACCTATAATGTCATGATAACGGACGTGAGCATGGCGGGGGAATACGTAAAGAACGCGGGGCTTACCGTTTTGATGATCGAAATCGTAGACGACGAGGAGGCGATCGTCCCGCTTCCGCCTCCCGCAGATGCCTGGGTGATCTCCTTTACTCTGCCAGAGAGTTATGTCGGCTATTCTTTCACGTTTTCAGATGCCGGCGGTAAAGTTGTCAATACGGCTTTTTCTTATAGGGGAGACGGAATCAGCGGAACGGCAGAAACGGGACAATTTATCGACGGAGTATTCGAGGCGAAAAAGTATGAGAATTTTTGGATTATCCCGCAGGAACAAATCGCAAGCATTAAAATCTGGACGGGAACAGAATTTGTTTTTGTGGACGTCATAAAGGAGCCTGATCATGCCTAATACAAACGAATATCATCTCTATATCCACGTGGACGAGAAAGAAAAGGAGACGGAATCTCCCGTCTCCAATTCCTCCGCGGAGAATACCGAAAACAATCAAGTGACAAACGAACAATTCATGACAAAAGCTAAAAAAATTGCCGCTTATGGAACTGTAAAGGGGTTTGTAACACAGATTTTATCTAACGGTATCAGTACAATAGAACTGCGCACCGGAGCTGCGGAATATCAACAGAAAATGCAATTTGCTTATGACATAGGATTGGGATTATATAATATAGCCGAAAAAACTTATTTGGGAGCAAAATTTGGTGGAGGAGTTGGCGCGGCTATCGGTTTAGCAATCGGCACAATGCACACAGCAATTTCTTACGCACAAGCGCAGAATGTCATCGACTTAAACAGAACACTGGAAAGCATGACGATCACGCAAAATAACGTGCGTGCGGGGACTGCAAACAGGAGGTTGAATTACTGAAAATTTTCTATTTTCTTTTATTTTTTGGAGGAACTAATAAAATTTGTTGACAATTTTAGTAAATTGATTATAATTAAATCAATAACATTTATGTTATAATTTATTAAAAGGAGGTTCAAAATGGAAAAATGGCAACTGATATTTTATGAACGTAGTGGAAGATGTCCCGTTCAAACATATCTCGATGATTTAAGAAAGTCGAATGAAAACGAATATCGGTTGCTTATGGAAAAAGTAAATTTATTGGAGGAGTTTGGAACAGGAGTTACATATTTTCTAGGAAATAAATTTTATAAACCTTTAAGGGATGGAATTTTTGAATTAAAATATAAAAAGCATCGATTATTATATTTTTATCATAAAAATAAAATAATAATACTTTTACACGGATTTCGAAAAGACAGTGACAAGACGCCTGAAAGCGAAATAGAAAATGCAAAGAGAGAAAGAGAGTATTATTTAAGTAAGGAGATATAAAATGAAATTTTCCGAGTATAAGGAATCGGTGGTACAAAGTGATAGCAAATATGAAGAGATCTTTAAAATAATGGATCTTAAAAGACAAGTTATTACAGAGTTGATTAGAGCAAGAGGGGAACAAAAACTTTCTCAAAAAGATTTAGCAGAGAAGTGCGGTTTAAAACAATCTGCAATTGCTCGTATCGAAGGAATGGAAATTAACCCTAGATTAGATACTCTAATTAAAATTGCTTATGTATTAGGTTTACAGTTGAGTATTATGAAAAAAGGCGATTTTTTAGAGTTTAAGTCTTACAAAATGATGATACAAGATTTAAGCATAAGCAATAACGTTTATTCTAAAAAGATAATGTATAACACAAGTTTTCCCAAAGAATATATTATGAATTATAAGGGGTTCTATAATGAAGGCTGAAAGCATATTAAAGTTTAATGGCTATGTGGTTGAAAAATTAAATTTTCAATTAAATAAAAAATTTGTACATGAAAAAGAGATCGCAATTTCTCCTGCATTTAATAGAGAGATTGAGAAACTTGATGCAAATAAATATTTGGTTCGGGTAAAAGTTGTCATTGGAGACCTTGAGTCTGAAGAACAACCGTTTTACATTGAAGTAATATTGTCTGGTAAATTTGAGGTTGAATCAGAAAAAAGAAATAATAATCTTTCGTTGATCAAATCGAACGCAACAGCAATATTGTTCCCATATTTGAGAAATGCTGTTTCCATGCTTACGGCATTAAGTAATATTCCAACGTTAACGCTTCCGGTTTTTAACATAGTGGCATTATTTGAGGAATACGAAAAAAAAGCAAATGAGAAATAATAAAAAAAAGACGGCTAAGCCGTCTTTTTTCATCTCCGCCCAACCCTAAAACACAAAAGATTTTGACTAATTTTGTCGATTGCATGATAATTTTAGTTAAAATGTGGACAATTTTTATATTTAAACAGTATAATCTTACTGTTGTTACTATTATATTTTATAAGGAGTATGCAATGGAGAAAGGGTGGAAGCTTTATTATGGGCTTACAATTTTGGGAATTGTAGCAGATATATTATGGTTAGCTATCTCCCTTATTATAATGTTGGTCGAAAAGAAATTTGACTTTTATCTTTTTTTGGGATTAACAATTGGATTGGTATATTTAATATCGCAAGCTATTTTTATAAGATCCGTTAAAGATAAATTAAACGAATTATCTGATGATCTTGAAAAAAAAGATAATCAGATTATTAAAATAAAAAACAATATAGATAGTGTGGAAAGCACTTTATATAAATAATAAAGAATGAATCGGTTTAAGACGGAGAAACTTTAAACGATCGTTGGGGTATTATATGAAAAAGAAAATTGGCTTAACAATACTATGGTTAGTTTTGATGATTCCGTTTGTGATTCTAGTTATACAGCAGTTTCAAAATCAATTCGTTTTATTCCAATTTTTTAATATAAAAATAATGTGGGATAAGATAAAAACAATTTGTACAGCAATAACGCCTTATATAGGGATATTATTGTGCATATACTGCATTGTGCGTATTTGGATAAAAACTCCGAAAGAACGCTTAGAGTATGAAGAAAACAAAAGGATAAAAAAAGAATTAAAAGAAAAATCAATTATCAACAAAACTAAATTGCAAATAGAAAAAAGAAAAAAGGAAATTGAAACACTAGAAAATAGACTAAATTAAGACGGGGTATCCGTCTTTTTTCATTTTAAAGAAACAGGCGTCCGAGAGGGCGCCTTTTCTAATAAAAATTTTTTAGGAGGTCTTTATGGCTATCATTACTTTTACCACAAAACTCAATGGCAAACCCTATCCGAAATCTGTTTTTCCGTTAAAAACAGGGAACCTTTTGGATGAACAGCTCGATGAGGCATATTTGACAATGGTTCTTTGTAAAGAGGAGCATTTCGATATGCTGACGCGCGTTCAAATTGACGCAAGGACAAAGAACGCATACGGTCAAGTAACGTCTGAAAAGTCTTTTTATTATGTAATTGCAAACGACAAATCGACTTTGACAATTAAGGATAAAAAGCTCTATAAGCATGAAATTTACTTGATCGAAGAAACCAAACTGTTGGAAGGCTTAGTCGGAGACAGCATTGTATTCACAAATACTTTGGGGAATCTTTATTTAGATCAAGCTCCTTACTCTGTTTTGGTTTATGAAAATGCCCCGAACCCTGATGATTTTTATATCGTAACAGAGAAAGTAATCAAATCAGTTGTAAAAAATGGTGAATTACTTTATCTCCCCAAAATGTCGGAAGTTATGGCTCCAGGTGCTGTTTATATTGGGGAAGGAAAATCATGGTATCGAAGCAATGCTGTTTTATCTTATGAGATAACAATAACACAAGGAGGGGAAGAGATTTACCGACTATCACAAAATGATTTGATTTATGATCCAGACAATGAAGGTTTTACATTTGTGGGTGAAGAGACTCCGAGTGTAACTTTAAATGAAGGAACTTATAAATTATCATATTTTTTAAGTTGGTCGGATCAGATAAATGGAGAAGGTGGTTTGCAGACCATTGTTTTTAATTTCAACGCAGCATCCAACCGTTACCCCCTCAAAAAGTGGACGATCACCGATGTTGTCCAGCGCACGCTTGATCTAATCGAACCGCACCTTGACGGCTATCCCAACCGCTTTACTTTTAATGAGGAACAGGCGGAGGAATATAAAAACGTAATAGCCCCCGAATTTGCGTTTACAAAGGAGAATCTCCGCGAAAGGTTACAGCAGATAGGGGGCTTTATTCATGCCGAGCCACGGCTTAGAAACGGGGTGATTTACTTCGATAAATACGGGATGAATGACTATGCGGATATGTATAAAACGCCGTATACGGGAAAAATGGTTTGTCAGGATATCAACCACTATGCGACGAATCTCGACAGTTCGGTAGATAATCTTGTCAGTCAGCTTTCTTGGGCGAAAGGGGTTATTATGGAGCCCTTTGCGGGTGGCTATCGCTCTGTCAGGACGGAATCCATGAATGTGCGTATCACAGACGAGAATATGCTCATTCAGACGATTTTCCCCGTTTATCAGGTGGAGAAACTGACCTGCGCTTATATCAAAGACGGAAAACTTACAACCTGCGATATTACGCCGTATGTGTTTGAATCGGTAGATTATAACTCGAATCTTTCTTCATACAGCGTAACGTATCCGACCAGCAAGGCGTACGGGGTTTATTACACGCAGGGGGAAAGGAATATCAGGGGCTTGAATTTCAAAGTACCTGACGCAATCAGCGATACCTTACAAAAGTACGCTATTATCAATATTTTGGAAGCGGCGAGCGGAGAAAATTTCGATTGGTTTTATAATATCGACTATCCGACGCTCATGTTCCAGATCACCTACATACCGATATTTTCCACGAGAGTGACGCAGACAAAGCAGTATATCGTGGGAATGCAGCACCCGTTTGCACTGCCATATAATCAGGGGGCGAACATGATAGAGACCTCTTATTACGGCGAGAACATGAAGGGACTTATCGCGCGGCTGGGGAACGTGGAAAAGACGCTCACGTATATGGTATACAACCTGAACAGGATACCGAAAGCGGGGCAACTCTTTGACGATGAATATTATATCTCCGCGGTGTTCACGGAATTTATGCCGAGTTATATCAAGGTACAGCTTACGCTTTCCAAAGACTTTAACAGGCTGTCGCAGTATATCAACGTACCGAGCTATAAGCGGTTTTACGAAGTATCGGAGCGGCAGGCGTTCCGCAGAGAAACGCTTTATACGGATTATCTGGTGATCGGTAACGAAGTGGAAGACGACGGACAGGCATTGATTGACGATCATTTTTTAGAGTATATAAAGCATACTTTAACGCAAACCGCCCCCGAAGACAGTAAAATTACCTTTGCACAAACAATATCTGTAAATAAAAATAACGAAATGGTAGGTAATGTTTGTGTTTTCCCGGTTTTAGGCACGGCAATGGGGACGACGATGAATTTCTCTTTTTCGGCAGAAGATAATTATTCGGCAGGTCCGCAGAGTGTTGAACATAATGTAAAGAGCGGCAATGATGAAGTAACAGGATATTGGCAGCAGTATGTTCCGTATTGTGATTATTACGGAAGAATATATTATCTTGAATTGTTGTTTGGACAAAAATTTTCTCCGAGCAACAAGTTAGACGCGGCATTGGGACTTCCCAAACTTCCGGGGGGAACCTATCAGGGAATAAACATTATATCGACAAGACAAAACAGTTTACTCTACCGCAAGGACAGCCGTGAGATAATGAACTTCACCTATCAGGCGAGTTTTGTGACGAATCGGAAAAACATTGTAATAGGCTCTGCGCTGGCGGCGATGAACCCGCTGATCAAAGGCTCCGACAGGGATAATCCCGCGGGGCTTTTCATTTCTCCGCACAGAATCAACAAGTTTGACGATTTCGTCGACGTAAGCGAAATGACGCAGCAGGACTGGACGGGCGCGGAAGACGTGACGGTAGACGGCACGGTCATGCGTTTAGGGCAGATTACGGCGAGCGTAGAGGGGAAAGCGTGGGCTATCGTCTATTCGCCGAATCAGGAAGATACGGAGATCACGGTAGAGGACGAGGACGGAAACGTGACGACGCAGAAGATCCCCGTCGGCGATCGGCTTCTGATTGCCTGCAACATGGACGTATACGCGGGGCAACTGATCATATTGCCGAGTATTTCCATTGTACACAATATATTCAAGGAGACGATGACGATCGAAGCGGGCAAGTATCGGTTCAGCGAGGTGGTTTACGCCGTACCTGCAAATGTTAAAATCACAACGCTTGCGTTTACAAGCAACAACCAAAGTTATACCGGAATGTCCTGTACGTATAATTCCGAAACAGGAACGACAAGTCTTTCGTACATCAGCGAAGAGGACGGGGCAGGTTATGAGGTCTATAATTCCGCCGGAGAATGGACAAATGCCGCTTTCATAAATATCGAGGTGACTGCGGACAGTTCGGTGGGAATAAAAGAGTATGAGTGGTTCAAAGAAAATACGCAAGCCGTTGAATAAAAGGAGGATAAGAAAATGGATGAAAAGACGTGCGCATTTATGAGACTGGCGAAGGCGTTGCAAGCCAACGCGGAGAAAGAGGCGGAAGCGGTCAAGGGCTATACGGAGCAGTTAGAGGCGATTTTAGCGGCTCAGGAGCTCGCTGACGAAGAGGACAGGGATTTCCTTTCCAAGCTGTATGAAGAGACGCAGGAGAAGATTTCGGACGAATTGAATCACAATCAGTCGCTTCTGAACGAATACGTTGAATTTACGGGGATACCCGTTGCGGAGGAATAAACATGATATTTTATGCGGACGGAGAGGGTACGATCTTTAAGGCGTACCCTACACAGGTTTATCAGGGGAGCGCGGAGGCAAACAGAGTGATCTTCGTCGCTCCCTTTGCTACCTCCAACATGGTAAACGCCTATTTTCAGCTGCCGCACGGCGTGTATGCAGGTCCGTACCTGATGACGAACAAAGGGCTGCTGATGAACAATGACGTACCGGTGGAGCTGGATGGCGCCGTGCTGAACACGTGGGAGCTGAAAGTCCCCTCGGCGGTCACGCAGTACGCCGGGGTAGTGAAAGCGCAGTTTTTCGCGCTGTACAACTCAAATGAAGAGAATGAAGAGGACAGGCATAACGAGGTGATTGCGACCTCTCAAACTTCCTTTACGGTACAAAAAGGGATTCCGGCGGGGTTGCCCTCTGCACCGACAGACGACGCGTATAAGTTGATCATGGAGCAGCTGTCGTATATCATTTCGACGCAAAGCGAGCACGAGGGGAAAGCGCAGAACGGAGAATACCCCGCGCGGTCTATTAAGGAATGGGGTTCTTATTTTACGTACGGGATCGGGGAATATGTAATTCACCTCGATACGCTTTATTATTCAGACACTGCACCGGGGAATGCCGAACCCGGGAAAGAGACGGCAGACCCGCCGCATTGGAGGGAGGCGGTTTCGTTTGATACCGGAAACGAATGGGGCGCCGAGATCGAGCCGCTGAAAGCAAGAGTTACGCAGAATGAGGAAGATATCGACACGCTTCAGGCACAATATACGGCAGCAGTACAGGATACCAATAAACTTTGGGTTAGGATTACGGACGGAGAACAGGTCGGTGCGGATTCTATCCGAACCCCCGGGGTTGCGTCTACCGTCGTTATGTATTCGGGGCGTTATTACTTTTTCCGCCGCGGAACAGATAATTATATCATGCGCGCGAAGGTAAGCGATGTATTTACGGAGCCCTGGACTTCGGACGGAGGAATCGATGAGACGAAGTGGGAAGTAGTCTACAACCTCGGAGAAATTACCGACACCGTGATCGACGCGGTGAAAGAGTTTATTGACCAGATCTCCGGCTCGTCGTTTGAGATCGTCTCTAAAAACCCTGATACGGGATATCCGGACGTAGAATCCCCGTCTAAAAATATCATTTACTTAACGCCGAAAGAAGACGGTGCGACGGGGGACAGTTACGATGAGTGGATTTACACGAACAACAAGTGGGAGCGCATCGGCTCGACAGAGATCGACCTCTCCGCATACGTGACGAAGACGGAACTAAGCAGCACGCTTGCATCGTATGTAACGCAGACGCTTTTGACGCAGACCTTGCAGAACTACATAACAAGCACGGTTTTAACGCAGACACTGACGAACTATGCGACAAAGCAGTATGTTGACGAAGCAGTCTCTTCCGCCGGAGTAAAACAGAATGAAGTCATCCATAGAGCCGTTGTTTCGCCGAGTGAAGAAAGCGCAGACTTTTATGAAGACTCGGGAGCGTTATATTACAAAAACGGACAGTTTACCGAGAAGATTACAGTAAACAATATCGGTACATTCACTTTCTATGATAATACTATGCCGGGAAAATCTGCGACTACAGTCGGAGATAGAATGTTTGTAAAAAGCGGCAATAAAGTGTATGAGATATTTGAAGATAGCACCTATGAAGAATTTTATATGTATCCTGAAACTTCGTATACATGTATGTGCGGAAGCGACGACAGCTTATATTTCTTTTCTAAGACAGACTCATTTGTCTCTGTATTAAACATCAAAACGATGTCTTATGAAAAAAAAGATTTGAACTATTCGTCTGTTTCAACGATAAATGCTATCTGTTACGGAGACGGGAATATGTATTTGCTTTCTGGTAGTGGAAGTGCTTATAAAATAATTACTTATTATTTGGCGACAAATACTTTTAATACTGGAACGGATGTTATAACTTCAGGTGAATACTGGTATGGAACAAATATTGTTTACGATAACGGGTATGTTTATTACATGAGACGGACGGGCGTAAATAATGCTGTTACTCTTGCTACAAGACTTATGAGGTTGAATGTTGCGGATAATAGTAAAAGCAATGTTTACACTTTATATTCGGAATATTATGATAAAACAAAAACCGGTTTTGCTCTTGGTGTACTTCATAATGTTGTATATATTTTTGGAGAAAGCTCGGTCGATAAACAATTAAGTCTTCAGTATCGGTATTATTCTCAAAAATATATATGGGCTTCCGATAAAGGCAAATTATCTAACAGTCTTATAAATGGTAGTTTCAATTGTGTTTGTTTGTCTACATCAAATAAAATTTTTGTTTTAGGTGGACAATATTATGCCTCTGCAACCTCTTCAAATGTAAGCAACCGAAATGGTTTTGTCGTATTTACGGATGGAAGTTATACGTATACCTATGAAAGAATCGGCGCTTATAATGATGATGTAAAATCTATTAAGTTATCGCTATCAAATAATAAACTTGGCGGGACAATTACTCTAAATAGTAATGATACTATTCAAATACCTGAGATTGATTTAACATCTATGGGGTATGATTTACCGCAGGCGACAAATACGGCGTTAGGCGGCGTAAAAATGCCCTCTGCGGCTTCGGGGCAGACGGAGAAAGCGGGAATCACGTCAGACGGCTATCCCGTCACAAAGCCCATTGTAAAGCCTGACGGCGTGAACGTAACGCTAAGCGGAAAGAACCTGAACGTCGAGGTTGAGCTTGATAACGACACGAGCGTAAGCGGGCAGGCTGATTTGACTGCGCTGACTGAAACGCCTGTCGCCACGACGTCGGCAGTCGGCGGAATCAAGGCGCAAAGCGGATCGTCGGACGGTCAGAATTTCCCTGTACAAGTGAACTCTGACGGAACGGCGTTTATCAACATACCGATTTATAACGGGGAGGTGGAATGATATGGCTATAATAAGCGGGAAATGGCATCTTAATGATGTTTTAACAGGAAACGGGTTGGGAGAAAAAAATATAGGTGGGTTTTCTTATGATTGTAGTTTTACCTCAAATAATAAACAGTATTCTAGGTTGTCCCTTTCTGCCGATAGGGATAGTAATAGCGTTACATACCTTTGGTATCTTTATCCTTCGGGTGAATCGCTTAAAAGCGATCTAGTGTATAAAAATGGCGAGTATGTTTTATCTGATTCGTATAAATACATTGATTTCGGCAAATCTGAACAAACAGTTGCAGACATTGTATATTCGTGGTTATCTGAAAATGCTACTACTGATTGGGTTACCTTTGAAAAAGAAATAACAACGGTAGAGGGAATCAAACTCTTAACCTCGGGGAAGTATTGTGAAAAAGACATCAAAGTAACGCCAGCAAATCCTGAAAACATAGTAGCGGGGAATATTAGGAGCGGGGTTCAGATTTTGGGCGTAACGGGGAATTATGCGGGAGAAGGTGTTACCTTACAGGAAAAGACGGTAACGCCTACAAAAAGCGTTCAAAACATCACTCCAGATACGAATTACGACGGGCTCAGCAAAGTGACAGTCAATGCAATTCCCGCGGAGTATATTACACCTGCGGGGACACTGCGTATAACGACAAACGGGACGAAAGACGTCACGCAATATGCCAACGTAAACGTCAATGTTTCTGCGCCTGAGCCGACCTTACAGGAAAAAACAGTTGCGCCGGGAAAAACCGATCAGGAGATCTTGCCTGACGAAGGTTACGACGGATTGAATAAGGTAACGGTTCAGAGTGTCACGCTTGATGATTTATCCGGAACGGACGGTACTGAGCAAATGCTCAATCCGGGGACGGGAAAGATTGTAAAAGGAGGCATGGCGGAACTATACAGGATTCAAGCAAGAGCCCTGAATTTGGATAGTAAGACAGTAACTCCTACGACTTCGCAGCAGACAGTAACTCCGTCATCTGGGAAAGATGGTCTATCTCAAGTCACGGTCAACGCGATAGAGACGGAGACAAAGGAGGTAACGCCTGGCACCAGCGAACAGATAATTACCCCAACAACGGGAAAGTATCTGACCTCTGTCACAGTCGGGGCGATCCAGACAGAGACAAAATCTGCTACGCCGACGAAATCAACGCAGACGATAACGCCTGCAAGCGGGAAATTCCTTTCCAGCGTCACAGTAAATCCCATTCCGTCGAATTACATTATTCCGACGGGAACGAAAGAGATCACGGAAAACGGAACTGCGGATGTTACCCAATTTGCAAATGTCAATGTCAATGTTCCTTCTCCGAATGCAACTGTAACAGAAAACGATGATGGAACAGTTGACATTGCAATCACTAATTTGTGAGGTATAATATGGCAAGTGGTACTTATTCATTGACGGTGAATTTTGATGAAAATGTAGAAACAGTAAATATACAGAGCGGAGATATAACTGTGCTGGTACAGACCAGTGGGAAAGAGGTTATACTCAAAAGAGATGAAATCTATGTTTCAGTCAATTATAAACCCGGATACAAATTATTTAGTCTGATAGCGACTGGATCATGGGAAAATGCCTTTTCCGAAATAAAAGACGGAAAACTTGTGATGAAACCGCTGGGGGATTTCAGTGGAGCTATCACCGTAAAAAGTAAGAAGGTGGAGGTCTAGTTATGGCTACAGTTAGTGGAATAAAAGTGTTCAAGGATTCGATTAAGTTTCCTTCTAATATTTTTCAGGTAGTTGATTACACATGTCCTGACGAGCCTAAGTCTACTTCATTTCACTCAATGATTATAAGTTCTTCTCTAATTTACAGCACTGGAATAGACTTTTCAGGGGGAACTTTTACTACGGTTTACGATTCAGACGGATGGGCAAACACTTATTACAAAACAGTTGATTTTGGAGAGGCAGAACAGACAGTAGATGATGTTTTCTTTTCGTGGCTGGATGAAAATATTGTAAAAGAGCCTGAGACAAAAACCATCCGCACTTTGATGATCAACGGAACCGTAACGACAGAATGGAACGGAAAGCCTGTCAAACAAGTCACTGTCGATGGGGTTACTTACAAAATGCCGGAGACTTCTACAACATACACAATTAAAGCGGGAACATATACTTGGAAGAATGAGCCTACGGACCCCTATAAAAATATTTTACAATCCAACTTTAATATTACTTCTAACGGTAAAAATTATATAGGAATAAATATATATGGCAGTTTGGATTTTAGGTATGTAATAGCTGAGGGAAATGAGCAATTTGTTTATAGCTTTGAAGGCCATGACTGGGGGACAGAGGCTTTTAAAACTTTTGCCGTTGAGTCCGACGCTCTTGTTTCTGCTGAATTTTATAATTTTCTAATGGAAAATATATCAAATTATGAAGGAGCAGAGCCGCAACTCATAACGGTTACATATACAGAGGATACGGCTGCCGGAACGGTAACGATAACCAATCAAAGCGACTTTTGCCGGATATGTTGAAGTAACTGTGTCTACACTGGCAGGAGCTTCAATTTATATAACAACTGCCGCAGATACGTCGGAAGGTTATTACAAGCTGGAAGCAAATCAAACCAGGACTCTTAATGTTGGAGGAGACTGGCCGGAACAGCAGCGCGGTGATGATTTAATTGCAACGGTCACGCCTGTTTTGTATGTAGAGCCCACTCTAATCACTTTTAAGATAAGCAATTATGCTTATCAAGCCGAAGAGGGAATGACGTGGAGCGAATGGGTAGCGAGCAGTTACAACACTGGCGGTTATACAGAATCCGGCGGGAAAATATTTAGTTCAGGTTATGGAGTTGTAAGCACCCCGGCGGGCAGTGTGGCTTCTTCCGATGTCATAGATCCTAACGAAAGTTATACAAAGGATATAAGCGGCGGTTCGTCGAGTTAAAGGAGCAGAAAGATGAAAACAATCATAGTATATCCCTCGCTCGGGATACGGGACGAGGTGGAAGAAAAGGAGGACGAAAATGAAACTGAATCTTAGCGCGGCGGGGCTGTCGAGATACGACAGTCCCGTTCTTTATCTGACGGACGACGAGCACACGGTGATCGACGTAGGTCTCCCGAAATTGAGCGGGAGGTTTTATTTTGTCGGGGAACTGGGCGGATATCATTTCTCTAAGGAAGTCACGAACGGCTGCCTTGTCTTTCAGAAAGACCAGCTGACGGTCGGGGAGATCAAGGGAAGCGTCGTGCATCTGTACAAGGGAATCCGGATCCGCGAGTATACAGTTGAGCCGTTGATTGTTACGACAATCGGGGAGGCGGATATTTATTCGGACGTAGAGAAAAAAGTCAATGAACTGGATGAACGCGTGAAAACGCTCGAGAAAAAAAGAATTATCAAATAGGAGAAAGATTATGAAAAAATTAGTTGTGTTGTTGGTTGCATTTATGGTTTTGGCATGCGGCGCTTTTGCCGTCACCGCGGCGTTTGCGGAAGAAATAACCGAACCGCCCGCAACGGAAACGCCGGATACAACGCCGGGGACAGAAGGGGAGGATCCTGTAACTCCGCCCGAAGATCAGACGACGGACGCAGAGGAGGAGAGCCTGAAAGATAAGCTGAACGCGTTGCTGGAAAAGCTGAAAGAATCGGAAAGCATGGACTACTTTACTACAACGATCTTGCCGCTTCTTGTGACGGCGGGCAGCACGATTCTGGCGGTTTTGGCGCTGTTGCTTCCCTTCCTGAAGAATCATTCCCGTTATAAGCAGTTACAGGGCGTGTATGCGGAATTAAAAACGGAAAACGAAAAATTACAGGAACTGTTGAAAAGCACGGACGTAGGGCAGATCAAAGACGGATTGGCGGCGCTTTTGGGTGACGAAGTCGTAAAAGCGGTGGAGACGTTCAAGATAGACAAGCAGGCGCTTTCCGAAGTAATTACGCAGTTGCAGGAGCTCCATGCAATGCTGAAGAAATTAACAGAGGGGGCAAAGGTAGCTTGGGCGGAGAGCGGCGCGGCGGTGTCGTGCCTTTGCGAGAATACGTCTCAAACGGTGTTGGAGCGGCAGAATCTTCTGATTTCCGCGCTGGAAAGCTATATCGTCGCGCAGAAGGGAGACGAAGCGCAGAAGATCCTGACAGATATCAAGGAAGAAGCGGGGGTGTGACAATGACGAATCTCGGGAAGTGCCGTTTATACCGCATATACGCTTTTCTGACCTATTGCATTCCCATGATTATCCTGTTTGCGGTCAACAATAAAGCGTATATGTCAGGCGGCTCTGCGTTCGGATTTTGGGCTTATATCCTGCTGTTTTTCTGTCTGATCGCATTCAAGAACATATTTCTGAAATGGGTTGAGAAGAGGGCGACGCTCGTCATGAGCGCCGTCCTCATGATCTTCTCGCTGATGATGATTTATCTCGCGGAGGAAATGCTGCTGATCTGCGCGGTTTCGCTGGTTGCCAGCATTCTTTCCTACTTTGTTGACGTCGTCGCGGACGTCTATTACGCGAACGCCTGGATCGCAGTCAACGGGAATACGCAGAATTTACAGCGGAATACCGCCCGCGCGCTCCCGGACCGGGAGGCATGGAGGATCGCTTACGGCGTGGACGAGGTGAAACATGGAGAGTAAATTCGATTTCGACATGAATAATCTCGCCCCGAAAAAGATTCAGGCGGGCGTGAAGCTGTCAACCGTAAAGGGCGGCATCATGGGCGCTTATATCGGCGGCGCAGTGATGAACTTTATCGTCTACGCCTTCGTCACCTTCGCGCAGATCTCTTTCGGCATCGCGGGAGGATTGGAACAGGCGGGCGATCTTCTATTACAAAGTATCATCTATTTTACCTGCGCTTACGTCATGTTTCTCTTGACCGTGCAGATCGGCGCGGAGCGGGCAAAACAGACGCAGTCGTTTATCCAGGCGAAAGAGCGGTACGAAGCAGCGCGCGACGGGCTGATCAAGAATCACGGAACGGAAATTAACGAGTTTTGCGAATGGTACGTCCACGGCGAACTGAAGGCAGCCCGCACCAATTCTTTGACAGAAATATCCATGAGTTACGAAGAATACGAGCGGGAATACCTCGGATTGGGGAAAAAGGCGCTTGAGAAAACGGACCTATCCAAACATGAGAGAAAAGTCGTTTGGAGAACCAATAAAATATTGCCCGTAAAACTCGAATCCTGGATGATTACCCGTTCCCGGAAAGTATCCTTTCATCGGATTGCCGTTGCTTCTTCCGCGCAGGAAAAGAAGAGCACGGACAGCAAATTGCATTTTGCGATTTCGCTGATCACGACGCTGGCAGCTTCCTTTGCGGTAGTAGACGTGGCGAGCGCGTTTTCCATGCAGGTACTTATCCTTGCGCTCGTGCGGCTGATTCCCTTTATCATCAACATTCCGCTGGGGTTGATCCGCGGTTACGGGCTTTATGCGACGCGGGAAGTATCCAACTTTGAATCGCTCTGCACTCTGATCGATTCCGCAAACGTTTATTTTGAGGGGAAACAAGAAATAGCTCATGTGAGCAACGAGACGGAAGAATAGTAATTGCCGATATCGTTTTCAGCGGT